GCAGCAAGGTTCGCTTCGATCTCAAAGTGCACTTCTGATTGTCCGGACGCGTTGGTCATTTTCTTACCTACGTTGCCGCGGGTGCCAATGATAGTGTCAAGGAATGGACGATAGTGTTCAACTAGGGTTTCGGCATCTGCTCTATTAGAGCAAGAAAATATCTCGTCGACAATATCTCTAAACGGTTTACCATCAAACGGCATCCGTAGCATAGCAGGAAGGATTCCCGAGTCAGCTACCCGATTAGCCTGTTGAACGGCATTAACGTGGCTCCAGACATTGTGTCCCATTTGAATTGCGTAACTAAAACTATCCCAACTAGTGTTACCTTCTTTGCCTACTTTATTTAGGTCGCCGGGTGCGTAGATACAAATATCTTTAATAGCAACTTGATCAATCAGCGGACTTGGGTCAAAATTTTCAAAGATGTTGTCTTGTATAACAGCATCTTTAAATAACCTGGTATCAGTGGCATACTTCTTGTCATCAGCAGACGGCACCATTCGATATACCCATTTAGTATTTGGGTCAGTTTCGGTCTGGATATAGATTTGTCCGTTTGCAGTTGCAAGAAACGGCGAAGCGCAGTCAAATGATATTGTAAAGTTTGGATTGTGATATTTTCGAACGGCACGTTGGATGTCTGTTAGAAGAACTGCCCATTCTAATTTAGAAGTACCTAAGAAGTGCATCCAATCGTGCTGCCCTGTTTCGAGCAATCCGTCAAATCGCAATGCTACTAGTCTTCGCAACACAAGGTGGACGTCGCACATATTTTGTCCACCCATTGACCATCCGTTAAATGCTTTATTGCCGTAAATCTTATGGTCGCAGAAATGTTTCATTTGCTGGTACCAATCATCTGCTTGATTGTGATTTTCACCCTGCAGAACGTTTAAGAACTTGCAATTTCCATTTCGGTGCTTAATAAAGTATTCGTTATTAAACTTGGTTGCCTCGACTGCTTCTTGATATGTAGATATTCCTGTAGCTTTTATGCCCGGTGCACTACGACACACCCATGCAGGGATATCAAGCACCATGCCGTAATCCATTAGAGCATCCATCCATGCAAGAACTTGATCTCTCTTTAGCTGTGCAGCATCAAGTAATGCTTGATATTCTTTAACGCGGTCGACTTTTGTGGTCTTTTGTACGCCTTTTTTGTCAAGTATTGGGTTACCCGATTTGTCAAACACTGGGATCGTTTCGACACCTTTTGCAATGCAGTCTGCCATCTTTGCTCGTACTTCGGGCCCAGTCGGATCACGCCACTCCCCTTCCCATACTCCTTTACCGATCTGGAAACCTCCAGAATCGCCGAGTACCCACGAAGTTGAGCGATCACGTTTTCTAAACATGTCTTCTCCCTCGTCAGGTTTGTTGAGATCGAGTGCTGCGTGCCCTGCAGAATACAAGCAATGGTCGAAATAAAAAGCCCCTAGTTCGGGTTCTAAGTAATTAAGACTATCTACACCTGCGGTAAAACTTGCCGGGATCCGTGCAGGATCTACGTAGTTTCCATAGTGCTGTTTGCCAATGAAAGTTGCGTAGAATCCTGACGTAGCCGGCAAAAAGTATGCGTAGTCGTTTTGCGACGCGGTCAGGTTCTTATTCATTACTTGCTTTGTGCTGGTAGGATGTAGTTGTATTCAGCTAGGCCGCTGTCTACAGTTATTTGCATTGCTCCTGCATCTGCAATCTTCATTGTCTTGTCGCCGTCTAGCGCAAGGATGGACATAACTTGCTGGACCGGCCATGACCACGTTTGCTTTAGCTTTCCTGCTACGTTTGCTTGGAATACAAAAGACCCTGCATGGGTAGAAGCATCGCCAAAGAAGAAAACTAAGTTGCCGCCGTCGGTTTTGACTTGGAAGGTGTTTTCTTCGTTGTGTGCAGAAGCCTGTAGTTTCAATCGCTGTATCGATGTTACTAATGGTGCAAATTCGATCTCCCACGATGCTCCTTTGAATTTGACAGACTTTAGTTTTTCGTTAATGATGTCGCTATTCATAAACCGGTAATCATTGCGGAAGTCTTTAGCTTCATTTTCAAAGTGTAAGCTAACTGGAACTGATACTCCGTTTCGCTCTGCTTCGATTACTTTAATAGTTGCGTTTTCTTTGTACTCGGGATTCTTCAAGTGCAATGCAAGTTTGTCTAAGTTCGGCATGCCAAATACGCCTGTGAAGTCGCCGACCTTAGTGTGGGTCTTTGCACTTACGATAACTGAACGATCCTCGGCCATTGATTCGATTACGGTAGACTTTTCGTCAGTTGTAATTTTAACTAGTGGAAGGAACCCTAGGCTGTGAGTGTGTGATACGATGTCTGTTAGAATGCTTTTCATAATATTTCTCCGTGTGTTACATTATATTTAGGTTTATTGCTGAAGTCAACAATTATTTTAACCAAAGTCAAATAGATTGTTAAAGTTATTGGCTTGTGAAGTTGATTGTAAATCCCAGTTCAAAACCCCAATTAGGTTTTCGAGCTTATTGTCGATAATAGTCGCTTCCATTTCGTCGTGGTTAAATGGCAAGTCTTTAAACCACTGCGGCAACCTTAATTCGTCGACTGGATATGCGACTGAAGTAAATCCGAGCGGATTCTCTTTCAGCTTGCAAACGATTACCTTTGCACCGTCAATAACGGCTGTTGAATACTTGTCGCCGTTCATGCGCTTTAGGGTATTCCAGTTGATCGATGCTCGAACGTGCCCTGGCATATTTGCCTTACCTGCTTTTTCTTCTTTACGCTGATATTCGGTAATGTTGTTGGCACGCTTTGGTGACCCTTTCTCCCAGCCTGGCCTCGCTTTAAATGCAGTTCGGAACTCGGTAATCATGTCGAGCACTTCATCTTGTTCTGCGCCAGTTAACACTTTTTCGAGGATTTCTGACAAAAAGTTTTGCATAAATTCTGGAGTATCACTACGCTTTAGATCGAGTCCCATAGCTTTGATCTTACCTGGTTTACCGTCTATATCACTTCGCTTACCTTCCTTGTCGTAATAAAGAACTGCATACCGCTTTTTAGTGATAAACAGAGATTTAGACCCAACAATTTCTCGGCCTGCTTTAATAACTTCGCCTCGAGTTTTCGGACAATGGAAAGCATCTAGCATGAATTGCGGGAAAGTAACGTTAACTTCTGAGCCAATCTGGTCATATAGTTGAACTACAGTATCTTTAGTCCACGGAATTAATCCAGCGTCGATATCTTTCTTCAACGTCTTGTAGGCGCTAAAATAACACGAGTCAGTATCACCGTAAATAATTGCTTTACCTACGTGGTTAAATTCGCCGGTGATAATTTCATTTACTTTACCTGCCATGTGCTTTGCGATCTGTCGACCGACAAGAGTAGTAGATTGTCCGATGCGCTTGTCAAAGAATCGACACCCTGCATTTAGAATTGCACCGTATAGCGAGTTAAGGTTAATCTTTTTAACTAGTTGTCGCTTGTCCCAATATTCTTCTTCAACTGCGTTTCCTGCTTTGATACAATCTTTTAGCTTGGCTTGCATTTCTTTACGTTCTGCGTACCACCGCTTTAGCAGTCCAGGAATAATACCTTCGCGTTCGTGGGTAAAAATAGTGCCGTTTGCAGAAATCATAAACGGTTGTCGACTTTCGAATATTAGTCGATATACTTCAGCAGCACTTAAAATGTCGCTTCGTCCGTCTTCCCAGTCGATAGTGATTTCTGTACCGATTTCCTTTCGCATGACAGATTCATATTCTAAGGACCCAAACATCCCTTCCCATGCTGCTGCAAATGACTTACCTTTCGCCATTTGAGCTTTAATGTGATCATCAGTTGCAGTCTGTCGTAGTTGACCTACTATAGTTTCTGGTCCCATGTTCAACGCACGAATGGCAGACGGGTATAGTGAGTTAATGTCGAGCGATCCGATCCAGTCGTGTATGCCTTCTTTTGGATATGCAACATACGCACCGGCAGCTTGTGTGTCGGCATTTTCATCTCTTTTTGGACGATTAGGAACCTGGAAGCCTCTTCGATGTGCCTCGTTAATAATAGCTTGCTCAGTTACTGCAACTGCTCCCATAGTTGTCTGTAGTAGTACAGTACATTCGTGGGCTAGAGTATTTGACAGATCGATAAACTTTAACTTCTTATCTAACTTATCTAGTAGCGCAGTATCTTGGATGTTGTATTCGATAAACTTTCTAAAGTCTTGGTTATACAGCTGATCTAGTGTTCCTTCGTATGCAACCTTTTTCTCTCCGACTTCCATTTCTCCAATGAAGTCAAGTCGGTACGTGTGACGTTCCTCGTATGTGTATTTGCGATATAGCTCTAGGCTATCTAGATGAACTCGTCCGACTAAGTCGTAAGTAACAGCCATTTTGCCAAATTTTTCGTATTCGCGCCGCTTTGGGTATTGGTCCCACAAGCAAAATCGACGAGTGTCGTCTTTGCTGAGGACCTTAGTTACTCGATTCACGGTGTACGGTATATCGAAACCTTCGCTGTTCCATCCACTTAGTACATCTGCGTCTTCGATTAAGTTTAAGAAGGTGTCTAACATATCTGCTTCTGAGTCAAACAGAAAAACGTTAGGTATGCCTTCGACTTGCTGCTGCGCTTGCTCCATTGTTAAGGTCTTTGGAGGAATAGCAAGGCAAATCATAGTCTCGGTCCATTGTAGGTAGACAGCGATAGCAGTAATTGGCATAAATGCATCGTCGGGCGATGCATATCCACGTTCTGGATCAAAGTCTACCTCAATGTCGAAGAACGCTACGTTAAGTTTTGGAGCGTCTGCGTTGAGATAGTTTTCGCTAAGACACACAAACGTTTGATTTAAGTCAGCTTCGTATAGTTTGTGGTGCGAATGAATTGCTTGTTCTTTACGGAACTCTTTTGAGTTCTTACATACTACGCGGCTTAGTGGCTCGTCGTGTATAGAACGGTACTTACCTTTTGGGTCAGGGTAATAAAATGTGTAACGACACGGAAAATCTTTGAAGATACGCTTACCTTCGGAACTCCGCTCAACAATTTTTATTACGTCAGCGTCGCGCTGAAATAATGCATCTACGTACAAATTGTCTCTCCTATGTGATTTTCGGCTCACAACTACCAGTGTAGTCACTTATGGCTGACTATGCCTTTCCTTTTACTGCAGTTTATTCGGGCAAATGCTTAGTTACACCTAGAATGTTTTCGATTTCGTCCCATTCTTCTTCGTGTGATTTCCAATTATCCTTATGTGCAATACGAATTGCCTTGTTGATAATAGATGCCTTAAGATCGAGTTCTTCTGCTACTGCTTTAACTGTTTCACTTAGACCTTCTTTAAGATCTTCAATTTCGCGTAAAACAGTGCCGCCCTCGTTAATTAGTCTTTCGAGTTTGGCTTTTTCTTCTGCGCCATACATACGTGCCATATGCACCTCCTTGTAAAGTACTATTATATAGCAGGATTACACAGAGGTCAAAGTTTTTTTACTCGTAAAAAAGCCGGAGATCTCCGGCTTTTGAACTTCTTATAGTCCAAATTCTTTTAATAGTGCAGTTTCGAGTGATTCTGCAGTTATCTTGTTAACTGCTTTAGCAATGACTTTTAAGAGTAA